CTTTCGGGGCCAGGTTACTAACTTTATAAGGATGTTGACTATGGCTTCGAAAAGCACATGTTGCAAAGAGTGCGGTGATAAGGAGATGCTCGAGCGCCTCAAGTTGGGCGAGCGGGCCGACCCGGACACATTGCTTCTTCTTTGCTCATCGATGCTCCGCCGTGCATACTTTGAGAGTATGGACAACGAAGGGGTACTAACGTTCGGTTCTCCAACCGAACTTTTGGCTCCATTGCTTGCGGGAAACCAACCGGAGACCACGGGGTTTAATCCCTCGTATATCCGTCCCACCACGACGCAGATTGAAACTGCTGCGTTAGTGATCAAGCAAATGTATCTAGGCGAATTCGACCTAGATACCCTGTAGAGGTGGTGACCGCACGCTCGTGAGAGCCTGCGTTGAGCCAGTTCTAATATGGCTTGTCACCGAAGGAGGTGTTGTATGACGACCGGATCGTGGAACCGCGATGCGTTCTACTATTTAAACGGGACCTCTGGTCCCTACATTGGTCGCAAGTGGACTCGGACGTGGTCTGGTACAGACTACGGACAGCCTGCCCCGTACAACCCTTCGACCGATTACGTCATTGAACGTGTCGGCTTAGGGGCGCAACATGCACGTGAGATCTTCACTGCTATTGCGCAACAGAAACGTGAGGAAGATATAGCTTTCTTCCAGCTTCAAAAGGACCAGAAACGCCAAGCCTATTTGAATAAGGTAGCAGCGTCGCAGGTTCGGAAGCAGCAATTCCTCGAGAAGGCCCTGGAGAGGGCCTGGATACGCTCTTTGCAAAAGGAGCGGCACCTATCGGAGAAAGCTGCTCGGAAGTTGCTCCACGGGAAACATAGACCTCCGTTTCCCAAAGAGTACGTGTTAAAGGGATTTATACCTACACGTAATCACGTTATCCGTGTGCCCGCACGAGTGAATCCCAAGCCCCCAAAAAGGGCTTTAGTGGAAGATCACCCGTATTCGATGTCTGAGCGTTACCAATCAGACACCGGAGCAGCCTATGTAACCGGCTGTCCTGAGTCGCAAGTCCAAACGTCTGCACAAACGACGTGGGGTGCTACGACTTATGCTGCGAGCAACATTGTTTTCACTGCCAACGACCAGATAAAACTGGTAAATAAGTTGGCCGAGCGGATCCAGGGAGACAGCTTTAATCTTGCTGTTTTCCTGGCAGAAGGGAATCAAACCCTGGAGCTCATTGGAGATACTGCGATCCGGGTTGCCAAATCACTGAATCATATAGTGAATGGTGACTACTGGGGAGCAGCGAGGTCTTTATTCGAGGGAACTTCGCGTCGCCCTCTGTCGCCTTATAAGCCCGGTTGGGGCCAGGTGACAAAAGATTTAAACGTGCTGTCTGCTCGAGTCCTAGAGCTGCAGTACGGGTATAAGCCCTTGTTTCAGGACGTTTATGCGGGCGCGCGTATGTTAGCGCATCAGCTGAACTATCCTTTTGTAAAAAATTACAAGGCTACTATCAAAGCGAAGGAGATCAGGACCACTAGGAGTTCCCCGCGGTCTGTTTGTCCGTGGGGTGCTATATCAACGGTAAAAGCGTATTCCTCAATGCAAGGAAAGCGAACCGTCATCGCGAGGATGAAGGAGCACCAGCTCCCGACACTGCCTCAAGCCTTAGGCCTGATGGACCCAGAGATCGTTGTTTGGGAAAAGATCCCCTTCTCGTTCGTCTGGGATTGGTTTCAACCGATAGGGCCCTATTTAGAGGCCCGAGCTTTTGCTCAGCGGTTGACTGGTACGTTTGTGACTTCAGAAAAGAAGACCGGTATAGCTTTTCCGGTCCAACTGAAGGGTACCAAGGAGTTCTACTCTGGTCCGTCGTACCCCGATTATATGGGGAACCGCGATGTGATATTTTCGCGGACGATTTCGACCACCCTCAAGGTGCCTAAACCCGAATTTAAGGGTCTAGCTTCGGCATCTAGTTTTCAGCACTGCCTTAACGGGCTAGCGCTGTTAACGAGCTTCGCGACCGGCTATTCAAAGGTTCGCTGATTTCAAACCTTTTGCAAGGAGAAGCACATGAGTGCTCAAGCCAATATCACCGTGTTCGACGGTGCTGCGACCCCTGTCTCCCACACCTTGGTTGGTGAGGGCATCGAGCGTCTACCCGACGGCTCGCTGAAGGCGACTTGGAAGGAATCCCTTGCCGGGGTTCCCGACTACGCCCAGATTCGGGTTACTGGCACTAAGAAGAAGCTGCCCTCGGGCGTCTTCCGTGTCAGTTATCGCGTTGAAGTTCCGGTCATGGAATCCGTGTCCGGTCAAAACGCAGCAGGTTACACTGCGCCGCCCAAAGTGGCGTATGTGGATACCACGGAGATCGTGGGTTATTACCACGAACGGTCGATCGTCACTGGACGACGCCTCTCCCGACAGCTCGCTGTCAACCTCGGTGGCAACATTTCAACTTCGGTGACGCCCATTTCTACCGGGCCTCTCCCTGAGTTGTTCGACCAGCTTATTCAGGTCACCTGACCTGGTTTTCTGGCCCGGCTGATCAGCCGGATGTTGCTGTTCCTGGTACCTTCACATCAACCGTTAACTCCATTGGAGCTATTTTATGCGCAAAATTGCGAATTGGTTGGAAGAGTACAGCGCAGGTGAGTCTCTCGACATCCTCTGCGATTTGGCTCTCTCGCACGCCGCCCAAGGCGGTCGACTCGGTCACCGGATTTCCGCCCTCATCAGAAGGGGCGATTTCCGAGGGATCTGCGAGTTCGAGTTTGACTACCTAGAGTTCGCCTCGAAGGGGTATACCCCTGAGCAGGTGTACCACTGCCGTCAGGCCGTGGCATTCTTCTCTAAACTTGAGAACCTAGAGATAGGTATCGACAAGGAGGAGGCTGCAATAGGCAAGTTTCTCGAAGCCGAACAAGCTTGTAAGGAAACTAACGAGGTTTTCAGGGCACATGCCGAGGGAAGATTAACTTTCCCCCCTCGCGTTGAGCGGATTTTAGTCGCCGCTCAACGGAAAATCGCATGGGCCTTGGGCCCCGTTCCCCGGTTCGACGAATTGGGGTACAGGTTCGGTAAAGGAGCAACGACGCTTACCAAAAAGCGTATGGCCTCGCTGCGGGAGAAGTTCCGCGCGGGCGTCTCGTGTAGTGAAGAGCTCTTTCCTGCGGCCGTGAGGCTACTAGGTGAGCTGCCGCAATTATCGGAGGCGTGGGCTGATGTTATAGTCCACGAAGATGATGAGTCCCGGTTCTTGGTACCAGTCGTGATCAACGACGGTGTCCTAGACTTCGCCCCGAAAAACGCGAAGACCTTTCGTGCGACAGTTAAGGAACCACCTTTAAACGGCTTATTTCAAAATGCCGTTGGTGATTTACTGATTGCACGCTTCGGACGTTTTGGTCTAAACCTCAGGGACCAGACAAGGAATCAACGCCTTGCCCTGAGAGGTTCGCGCGACGGAGACGTCGCGACGATCGACCTGGTATCCGCTTCTGACATGAAAGCCATTGAGTTGGTCTTTCATCTTCTCCCTCTGGATTGGGCGACGTTCCTCGCAAGAGGTCGTTCGGGCCACGTGACCTACAAGGGCCACCGGCTTACCCTGGAGAAGTTCTCCAGCATGGGCAACGGGTTTACTTTCCCGTTAGAGAGTCTTATATTTTGGGCTCTCACCACTGCTGTCTGTGGCACAGATGATCCCGACGTCGTCTCGGTCTTCGGAGACGACATCATCTGCCCATCGGACCGCTTTGAGGAGGTGATAGAAATCCTCCGTATTTGCGGTTTCGAGGCTAACAGAAAGAAGTCTTTCGCATGGGGCCTTTTTAGGGAATCATGCGGAAAGGATTACTATCGGGGGATCGATATTCGACCCTACTTCCCAAGTGATTGGGTAAGTGGTCGGAGCCTGTTTACGTTGCACAACTATTACGTGCGACGGGGAGATCTTGAGCGCGCCACAAGCGTGCGGAGGTTAATTCATCCCTCTCTCAAGATCTTCGGCCCTGATGGTTTTGGCGATGGCCACCTTTTAGGTGACTGGAATCGCAGTCGGAAGACTAATCAATTCCGAAAGGGTTACTCAGGTTATACGTTTGACACGTTCACACTCTCTGGTCGTAAAGATATTAGACCTGAGATGTTTAGTGACTTCGTGTTGCCTAGTTACAGCATCTACCGCCGTGAGGCGCCAGATGATGTTGTAGCCTCTGTTGATCCAGTGAACAGAGCCACGATTGGTGAAACGATCGCGGTAAGCAAGTTCCTACGCCGTTTTAATGAGGCGGGAGGAACTATATGCTCGGGTCTCCCTATTCCAGACGTTAAGTTGGATGACGGGAGCGTTGTGAAGGGGGTTTCACTTCCTATCGACGTTAGCCCAGAGTATAGACGTATATCGATATACACACTCAAGTCCTGATTTTCACCAGGCAGGGGCCTTATCGGCCCTAACGAAAGTGGTGGGGCA